AGATTCTGAAAATAAAAATCTAGAAAAAGATTCTGAAAATAAAAATGCATTCGAAGATGTTATCAAAATTTACCGTAATGATTATTTGAATAAAACACCAAAAAAAAGAAATAATATTTCTTTTAGAAATAAATATCCATCTTCTAAATGGACAAGACGTAATTATGATTCCTAAAATTTAATTTGTACAGTTCCCATTTCTTTACGCATACTACGACATGCATTCAAAGATAATTCTTCTCTTTTTTTTCTTGTTTTTCCACCACTTGTATCATTTTCTGATCCATCCGTTATCAACGACTTCTTTTTTAATGTATTCAGTCTTACAGACATATCTTTTTCAATGGCTTCAAAATGTTCCACAATATAATCCAATACTTTATTAAGAATAGCCCATTTAAAAAAATGCAATTGACCAATCGTTGTTTCAATACGATTTGTATCATCATAAGGAATTAAAATACGTTCTTGTCGGCAATAGGGATCAAACATTTGTTTTGAAAAACTATCTTCTGTTGATTTATAACTGGTCCATACAAAAAAACGTTTCGTGGTTTCTTTTTCAAGAGAATTGGGGATTTCATAAAAAGTAAAATGTTGTTTGGCATAATTGGTGACAAACCAATTGACGATACGAATAGATAACTTTTTGTTGTTCACAAGGTATTCACGATTAATGATACGTTTTAAAATATCTAAATAATCTTTATTTTGATAGAATTCTAAGAGTGTTGAAAGTAACCATTCTGGTTGAGTATACATCAGAAAACCTATTCATTTCATTCATTTCCCTTTATATGAGTTTTCTTGTCTCTTTCTCTCGTTTTTTGTTTCTCGTATTTATTTTTCTATTCTTGAATGATTACTTCTTAGATAAACAAGAGTAAAAGTCCCTTCCAAAATCTTAGTTTTTTTCCCCCGTGTAAAAATGGTTAAAGTAAAAGATGCTTGAATTACAAGAATATACGAATTTTTCAATAAGAAATATTTCCATTGAAAAATTCCATCCCGATATGCTTTCACAATGGTTATCACGCACATTAGACGATATTTCAAACTATTTTTGTTTTGTGGATAGAGACAAAGTCATTATTGCGATATGTTCTTATGTATTAAGAGCGAATTGTATTTGTATGAATGGATTATATGGTTTCGAATTAGAAGAATGTATATATTTGACCATTGAACATATTCGAAAACATTCTTTACTTAATATATTTCTTTGTAAAACGGAGTATAAAAAATGCATGAAAACAGAATTCCTTCAGAATATCATTCAAATAACAAATATACAAATATTTCCAAAACCTTGTTATATGATTGCAAATACAAACGAGCATGTAATATCTCAAGCAGAAGAAAAAACAACTAAAAAACGTGGTCGTCCACCTAGTACACCTTTGAATTTAAAAAATTCTGATTTATTAAATTCTAACAAAAAACGTGGACGTCCACCAAAAAAACAAATAGATTTGTTTCAAGCAGATGACAAACCAATGAGAGAAAAAATGAAAGCACGTAAATCTACACCGGAATATGACTCTGACAACTAAAATTAGATCTGACCACTAAAAGAACTGGGTAACTCATCAATAACAATTCCATAATGAGATTCAATCTTTTTCATATCATGTAAATCCATACGAGTAATAAAATTGATAGCAAATCCTTTTCTACCCCATCTTCCTCCTCTACCAATACGATGTAAATAAGTATGTACACTTCGTGGAATATCAAAATTAATAACCGTACTCACTTGTTGAATATCTATTCCTCTTGCAGTCACATCAGAAGAAATTAATACACGCGTATCTCCTAATGAAAATTGTTGAAACACATTATGTCGTTCTCCTTTTTCCATATTACTATGAATACAACAAACAGAATATCCTTCTTGTGCCATACTATGATATAATTCTTGTACACGTAAAACGGAATTACAATAAATAATACATTTTGAAACACTTATACGAGAAAATAAATCTTTTAAAGTATCATATTTCATTTTATCATTTTGCAATGCGACAAAATATTGTGTGATACATTTTAAACTTAATTCTTCTTTATTCATTAATATTTTAGTAGGTGAACGCATAAATTTATCAGAAAGTAAAAGCATTTCTGGTGGAATGGTAGCACTAAATAATACTACTTGTATCTGATTTGTAAAATATAAAGTAAACATTTCTTTTATTTTTTCACCAAATCCCTGTGATAACATTTCATCTGCTTCATCTAATACTAATAGCTTCAAATGGTCTGGTGATAAATATTTCTTTTGAAACATATCAATCACACGTCCTATACTTCCTACAACTACATGTGGAGTTTTCTGACGTATTTGTTCATAATCATTTCTTATAGATGTACCACCGATTAATGTTTTTATAACTAATTGTGGCATCATATTTCCAATGGTTGAAATCACTTTACTTATTTGTAAAGCCAATTCATGGGTAGGAGCTAAAATCAAAGCTTGTGTTTCTTCTATTGTAGTATCTATTAATTGTAATGTACTTATAGTAAAAGCACCTGTTTTTCCACTACCAGATTGTGCTTGTGCTATAACATCATTTCCTTTTATAATAGGAAAAATAGCTTTTTTTTGTATTTCACTTGGATTTTCAAAACCATAAGCGTAAATACCTCTTAATAAATTCATATGTAATCCCATATCGTCCCATTTTTTTAAAGATGGTTCTTCTTCCATCTTCTTTTCTTTTCAACATATTTTGTATTTATGTTCTTTTCAGATCAGAAAACCTACGGTTTTCCGAACCTTTCCCTTCAGTGTTTTTGGAAGTTTCTTGTTTGGGGTCTGTTGTTTTTGGAAGTTTTTGTTTTTTGAAGTTTCTTGTTTGATAATTCTCTTTTAGAAATAAAATACACTAAGTCTTACAAAATTTAAAAAATATGGTAGGACTTAATCAACACAAAACAGGTGTTTAGAGTTGTTCTGAAGATACTACTTCTTGTATCTTCTGATCTACTTTCAAGAAATGATGATTCACATATTTTTGCATCGTAAAATAATCAATCATTTTATCTTTACTTTCTTCACCAAAGATTTTCATCAGTATAGGATCTGGCAAAATAATTCTACGATTTGCAGGATTTTGTAAATTATTTTTCTTTATATAATCAATAAGAAAATTCGTAACTGAAATACGTGAAACCAATGTTTTTCTTTCTACTCCCATAAAATCACATAATTCATCCGAAATTTGTGCGGGTCGGGCAAAACCGTGAGGTACTCTTTCTTTTGTTGGATCTTTGATTTTTTTCGTTTGTTTTAATATCATTTGATTCATCACTTTCTTTACCTTTTTTAACTGAAGAGTAGATTCATCTAATGCATTTTTTTGTATGGTAATTTTTTGCTCAATAGAATCCATCATTTTTAAAATTGTTTCATAACTATCTAATAATTTCATAACTTTCTTTGGGAGTTTCTCTTCGCTCATTTTATCTATATTCAAGAATCATTTTTATATTGTTTCTTTTGTTATTATGTTTACTAGAAAAAATAATAACGTTTTTTATTGTATTGTTTACTTCTTGGAAACTTTCTTTACACGAGTTACCTTTGTATATTCTACGTCTTCTTGTGGAACCTCTTCCTTTGGTCTCTTGGCAGAATTATTCAGAAATCGTGTCTCACACATCAATTTACCTCCTTGAATACCCGTTACATTTGTAGCTTGAAATTCATGATCTGTATTCGTAGATGGAGTCAAATCAAACTCTACATACTCACCTTGAACTAGATACTTGTATTGATTATCACCTACCTTTACTGTGGTATGATGAGTGAAAATATCTTTCTCTACACCCTTCTCCTTCATAGTAATAAATCCATAACCCGCTTTATTGTTAAACCACTTCACTTGTCCAATCATACGTGCTTGTGTTTGACGTGACATACTACTTATAATACTATACTGAAATATTTTTTTATATTGTTTTTTATACATATGTCTCTCATTAAATCCCTTCTTTTTTTGAATTTAAATGTACGATTATATAAATAATGGACTGGGTAAGAACACAATTCATTTTAGCCACTTTTATAATTATCATGATATATTTTCTTGTGTCTTTTTTCTTGAGGAAAGCAAAAGAATCTTTTGATTTACCCAAAAATAAAAAAACAAATATGGATGGTCTAAAAAAAGTAAATGATCCCGACCGATATTGGCTTTTAGGTGGACCTTTAAAAAACGATGTAGGAAGTACAGAAGAATGTTCACGTATTTGTAAAAATCAAACGGAATGTGCTGGTAAGAATGCAGAATGTACACCTTCTTATAATTCACAAAAACAATGTTATTGTTCTTTCAAAATAACGGAAGGTTTTGATCAAATATTTGACCCATTACCAAATACAGTTCCAGTATGGAAATACACCAAAGAAGATGATCATCACATTTGGAAACCAACAACAAAACAACAGTTAGGTGTGTGGTCAGATACTGGGATCAAAGATATGAATGATATGACTATCTCTTTTTGGGTAACCGTTAAAAACACCCCCTTTCCAGAACAATTTATGCCTATTATACAAGTAACCAAACCAGGTTATACTTTAGATAGTACTTTACCATGGCAATGGAATGATCGTTATATCGGCATTTGGGTTTATCAAAACAATGATACTTATTGTTCATTAGTTTTTGCCAATATGTCCACCGATGCCGTATCTCCTGGTGCATTTATCCGTTTAGATTATGACGAACCTTTTTTTATTGTGATATCTAATAAAAGCGATAAAAACACCGATGTTTTTGTAAATGGTATCAAACAAGATTTTCCTTTTATTCTTAGAACAGGTGAATTAAAAGTTCCAGAAACAAATGCAAATATTCTCATGAGAAAATCGTTTGATTCTATTCTCATTAAAGAATTACAAATGTATAATGGAGTATTTACCGAACAAACTTCCAAATTAATATATGAGGAAATTAAAATCAGAAACACTTTACCAAATACGATGAGATTTCAAGGACAAGGATGTTGTAGATTTAATGGTTGGAATGCAGCAAATAAAGAATACAAAACCATTGCACAATGTAAAACAGAATGTTTAAATGATCCCAAATGTGTAGCCGCTGATATGGCTAGACCAAATGGACAGAATTATCAGTGTTTTCATTTTTACGAGACGATTCCAGGTGGTTCTGCAATCATAGATACAAAACAGTGTGGTAACTCAGACGACCCATCTAATATGTGCTATAAAAAATAAAGATTCTTTCTCTCATTATAATATATTTAGAATATATTATGAATACCAACATTATAAATATAAGAAACACGATTATTCTTCTTTTTTTAATCTTTTTGTTTTTGTTTTTTCTTTTGTTTTATTGGATTCCGAAGAAAGAGCATTTTACGATAAATACAGGGGCTATAACAAATACTTGTAATATTAATATTAGAAATGTAGCACCTCTACATAGGTTTCATGAATTCGATGGAAAATGGCAGAATCATTTGACAAATTCTGGTATTTTACATAGATATGATTCGCACACACCAGCTATGGATAATTTACAACCTTTACTTTGGAAAGATTTGAATTGGACAAACAAAGAAAATTGTCTCAAAAAAAACAAAGATTTTTCTATTTCGTTTTGGTTGTTTCTTAGTGAAAAAAAATCAGACTACTGGACAGAGATATTTAATGTATATGCTGGATATGATAGAAATTGGTATGATCGTTGTCCTGGCGTTTTTTTATGGCCAACATCAACCGATCCACGGCATGGAGGAAAAGCTTTACATATCCGTTGCAATACGGACGGTAGCACGGATAATTGGTGGGAATTGGAAAATATTAAAGCTTCAAATGCGGGTAATGATGCTAATTGGTCGAATTTTGAAAATCAAGAACTAACAACAAGACTTCCTATCTTAACCCCTGTGTTTATCGTTATTTCTTTTTCGGCGAATGGGTATACATACTATGCCAATGATAATGCTCCAGTACAATCTATTGTTTTACCAAGACCACCAGCAGACCTTGGAGAAAAAGCCTATTTCCGTAGCACCTATTCTTATCGTGGACAAAGTTATGCGAACAATACTTTTTGTATGAAAGATTTATGTATTTATGAACATGGTCTTACAACAGAAGAGGCGCAATGTGTTTATTTATCAAACAAACACAATTCTGATATTTGTGGCGCAAATGAAAAATTAGGCATCTCTACTACAGGATGTATAGAAGGGTTTACAACTCTGACTTCTTGGATGTATTCTTATGAAAATTTACAAGAACCATTTACCAGTACAAGTTATCTAGATATGCTTGGTTTTAAAGATTTAAGAATGCAACCCGAATCATCATTAACATCTTCTACTGTCGATATTCCAGGTCAAACATTTACAGATAACTCTGCTAGAACATTAACTTATAGAAGATTTGACAAAACCAAGAAAAATTACATACAAGTTCCAAATCAAATTCAATATGGGGATAATGGGGTTACCTTTTGTTTGTGGTTTAATGCATCGATTTCTACATATGAGACAGATACAAATATGCGATGGTCAAGATTATTTGATTTTGGGAGTGGGCCAGGAAAAGACAATGTTATTTGTGCTTTTTTAAATGGCTGTTTGCAATTTTATGTTGTCCATGATTGGGCTCCAAATGATTATGCGAATTGGGAAATAAATAATATTGCAGATGGAAATTGGCATCATTTGGCATGGTCACTACACAAAAACGAAAAAAAATGGTGTATCTATATAAATGGTGGTGTACCCATGACATTAAACGATAAATCATATCCAGCACAGTATGACAGCTTTACTGGAACAGTAGAGTTTTTTCAGCATTACAATTATGAAGGTTGGAAAAAAACATTTCAAATCACATCCCGAGAACCAATTATTCGGATAGATGATGTAAAAAAATTTGACATGGTAGGTATTTCATCTATCAAAATACCTGTTGGGATAACCATTATTATGTACGATCAAACTAATTATCGTGGAAATTCAAAAGTACGTAACGGAGAATATACCAATTCTGCTTTGAGTAAAAAACCCGGTGGGTGGAATGATAGAATCAATTCTTTAGTCATTGAGAGAACTTCTTATAAACCATCGATTCGTACAAATCAATATATTGGTAGAAGTAATTGGGATTACATGCATGATGGAAAAAGATACGATGATTACTATGATGGTTTAATAGGCGACATGCGCATTTATAATAAAGCATTAAGTGATGAGGAAGTAAGAACAGTATTTAAAAATTTACCATTAGTTGCAACTAAGTAAAAACTCCTTTAGATAAGAACTAAATAACGTTTCTGTTTTTTTCTCTAAGAGAGATAATAAATACGTTTTTTCTTTTTTCTTTTTTGCCCATTGATTATACGGATGTAAAATATGTTCGGGAGAATAGTTTTTTATAGAATCAAAATCAGATTCCCAATCCGATACCTCACAAGTACATGGAAAATCATCCCGAACGAGTTCCCAAAAAACATACAAGAGAGACAGTAAGTCATCTCTTGCATTATTTTTCCATCCATCATGAACATAATAACTTGTATAATTTGTACTTCCTACAATAGAATCGGTGGGTTCTTTTTTCAACGAAAGGACTGTGGCTAAACCAAAATCAATAAGAAACCATTGATTTCGTTGATTTCTCATAAAATGACTTGGTTTTATATCACGATGAATAATTTCTAATGAATGTAAATGTTTGACCAAACTCAACATATCATTCCACCATTGAATTTTTTCTTGTTCGGTCATTGTTGCTTTGCAATCTAATAAAGATCCACCTTCATAATAAGTCATAATCATACAAGCATTTAATTTCGGATGAACTCCATACCATATCAATTGGGGAACATGTAGTAATGGATTTCTTGTAAAAAGATAATGCAATATGGTTGATTCATGTTTTAATGTATTAGAAGAACCTATTTTGACAGCATAATATGACTGATTTTTTAATGATAACGATTTGTAAACGGTACCAAATTGTCCTGCACCAAGACGACAAATATGAACATATTTATTTAATAGAGTGATTTCATCATTCCACATTATTCTTTTGTTTGTTAAAAAGAAAAGAATACTTCATATCTTTTTCTAGTTCGAACGTCTTTTTCTACTTTGTTTCCTTCTTGCGTATCTTTTTTTGCGTTTCTCAGTTTTTCTTTTCCTTCCACCTGATG